ATCTTTCATCGTCACCGGTATTACCTTTCACCTTTAAGATTCCATCTTTGACCTCAACATCGAGATCATCCATACTGAATCCAGCCACTGCGAGTTCTATAATGAAATTTTCATCATCGACTCTTACAATGTTATGTGGTGGGTAGTTATCAGTTCCAGTTCTAGCTGAATTGTGAATCCTTTCTAAGTCTTCAAACAATCCATCAAAACCAACGAATAGTGAACGTGGTACGTTCAAGTTACTTCTTACCATAATGTTTTCCTCCTATATATAGCAAGGTTATGAGAACCGGTCCAATACCGCATTCTTCGATTATATTTATACGACCATTCTATCTAGTTGTATAAATAATAGTATAAATGAAAAAATTATATAAACAATTTCACAAATTTATGAAATCTGGTAGGTTAAACAAAGTCATTAAACTAATGACCTAATCCTGTTTAGTATTTCCAATATTATACTTCGGACATAGTTCCCACTGAGATTTTTCTTTAAAAGGTATTACCTTTATTTGCCTGAGCGGAGCTGTGTCCTTTGCTAGGTCTGGCTTCAACATTGAAACCAATCCCCAGTCTGATAACAAAGTAGAAATTGTATTCCTACGCTGTATATCATTTTCAATTAAGTTAGACGGTTTGCCATCTAACAGAAATAGTTCTTTAAAATGTACTATAAAATATCTGCCTTGCTTATGTAAGATATGGCATGATTGATATAGCTTTTGGTCTTTGCGTGATGCAACACCGATACGTGTTAATGTTTCTCTTATCTTGAGAAAATCGTCTGGTTCATTAAGAGATACTTCTAGCATGTCTGCTGGAACCCATTCTTTTATTTCATTATTTTCTTTTTCCACCTTTATAAATCCTATGTTTCAATTGTTCAATCTGATCCGGAGTGAGGAGGGATAATACTGATTTTGCTTTTTCATTACTATATCCATAATTTTCTTTAATCACTTCCAAACTTTCGACCTCCGATGGTTTAACCCATTTCGAAAATCTTTTCTTCTTTCTTATTATATTTATATAAAATTGATTCTGAAGCGTGCTATCTAAGTGGTGATTTAAGTTCATCTCATTAGCATATAGAACTGTATCTCTAAAATGGGATAGTGTTCTATTTACTAGAAAAGGTTGGTATGCTTTCTCTGTCTCTTCATCTACTATTAGATTCTTCTTAGTAAAGTTAATAGCATTTATAAAATCAAACGGGTTCATAGATCTAATCCTTTTTTCATAATCCTATCATACATCTCTTCGTAAGGTTTCATCTTGGTAACTTCTTCATTTAGCTCTTTAATTCTTTTTTGTGCTGCAGCTAATTGACCTTGCAATTCTAAAACGTTATCTTGTAATACTTTTATTTGCACATCTTTTGTCATTTGATTTCTATTCCTGCCATAATTTCAGTTAAACAAGCTACAAGATTTAGTTCGTGGTCTGCCACAAATGCATTCTTGTATTGATAATCAGCTAATATAAGAACTAACTGGGGTATAGATTTAGGATCAATATAGTCATACATGTTATCATATATCTTTCTAAATATAGAAGCTGGTTCCGTATCCATATTGTCTGCGACCCATTGACGCATACGCTTAAAGTCTTTATGTTTAATATGAAGCATTAGATCATTAATAGAAGTCTCGCTAACGCTCACTAGTATGCCCGTATCTATACTACCGCTGGTGCTATAACGTTGTAATTCGTTTAGGACTCTACGCCAGTCTGGCATATGTTTCATAATAAGATCAGCAATTACCTGAGGATCGTATTCTATACCTTCAGCTTTTAGAATATATTCTACTCTTTTCATAAAATCAGAAAGTAGAGGAGGCATGTCCTTTTTAGCTATATTGAATTCTATAACCGAACACCTGGAGTGTAGTGGTTCTATAATTCTATTTTTAAAATTACAAGTAAGTATAAACCTGCAGTTGCCTGAGAATTCTTCTATGAAACCTCTTAGTGCTGGTTGGGTGGACTGGGGGTTTAGATAATCTGCTTCATCTAGTATTACCACCTTGTATCCACCCTGTAAGCTTACGGTGCTGGCAAATTGTTTAATCTTATTTCTAAGTGTGTCTATATTACCTTCTTCTGATCCATTAATCAGCAGGTAATCTAAATCTAATTCATTGCATAGTGCCTTTGCTACAGTTGTTTTTCCCAGACCAGCCGTGCCGGTTAGAAGCATATTGTGTAGTTCACCTCCGTTAACAATATCCTCGAATGTAGCTTTTATATGGGAAGGCAGTATTACATCTGCAATAATTTGTGGTCGATATTTCTCGACCCATAAGAATTCATTCATAGTACTTCCCAACCTAATACTGTATCAGCAATAAAAGAACGCCAAGCCTGTTTGTCTAAAGACCAGGCAGGTATTTGATCTGAATCAGATGTTATCCCACCAATTGTTGGCTTAACATTGTGTGCTTCTAATACAAGCGGGTTAAGAGTACAAGGCATAACTCTAATTTCATCTGAGTTTACCTTTTGAAATGTTACCTGAACGGTACCATTTTTTAGAGCTGTGATTAGCTCTTGTTTTTCATTTTTATCCATTATATAATCCTAATTAAGGTTAGCGGGATTTGACCCTCCCGCAATAGGTGTTTGTCAAGCTTAGCTTTCGTCTGATGACTCTTCAGAAGGTTCTTCACCTTCAGGTGCATCTTCTGCTGCTGGTTGGCTAGCTTCGAGGAACTTAACAGTTTTACCTCTTAGTGCGCCAACAGATTCAAGTTCTGCGCCTTCGAATGCTCCTCTTTTCGAACAAATATCAATTATTGATACGAAAGTTTGGATATCCGCTAGCGAGAGTTGTACAGGCTCTGCTGCTTGATTTTCTACTGCGTCTGACATATTATTTCTCCTTTGCAAAGTAGACTAATTTGAGAGGCCGATTATTCGCACCTCCACCATTATCTCCATAATTAAATGGAGAATTCTTTTCATGCATATATTTATACATTAAAAATTTGTTGATTGCTCTAAAGCAACAAAATATTCCACTGGGAAGTTTAAGTTCTGCCAATGTGATATTTTCTTAGATGATAACGATACAAAGTAATCACCTGTGATTAATTTTAGGTTACCAATATTAAAATCAAAATTAAAGTTGTTTGTTACTTGGTTATCTGATTGGACATTTAAAGTAAAGGTATTGCTTGTTGAATCTTTTTGATCAAAGATAACAGCTTCGACTGAACCATCTTTACCGACTAAGCTAAGATCTGTATGTCCTAATACAGACGATGCTTGTTTTAATTTAGCTAATATATCTTCTGATAAAGTAACGCCAACATCTACCTCTGGCATATTAATATCTTTTTGTGGTGTAGTAAGTATTTCAGTGTTTGAATAAAAGTATTGTACTTGCTGAGCTACGCTGCTACCACCGCTAACAGTTAGATATTTGTCTTTGAAATCTAACGATGGTGATTCAATTAAGTTAAGTACAGAAAGAAATTCATTTAGATCATATACCCCAATTTCATTGGGAAAGTCTTCCACGATTTCTGCCTTAGCCATTACGGTTTTAGATTCAGATATTGTTTGTATCTTTTGTCCTGGTTCGATTACCAGGTTTGGGTTTATTGTTGAGAAGTTTTTTAGGACCTCTACTGTATCATTGGATAATTGCATTATATATTCCTTTTTTATTTAATGGTACCATTATACCATAGTTCGTGACAAAAGTAAATCACTATTTGTAAAAAATGTGATCGTTAATAATCACGGTTGATTCGAGGTAGTCATTCCAGTAAGGATCAACTCTAGTAGTATGATACCATAAAGCTCCTTCTGTAATATCTGGATATGTACCATTTAAGATAAAGCCAGCTAATTTAATTGACTCCATCCACGTAACACTATCTGTAGGTTCATCTGATTTACCATCACAGAACCAACTAAATTGGCATTTGTTTCTAATGGGCATCATATTACCTTTCCAGTTTTCTTTATACTTGGCTTGGTAAACAACAGCGCAAATTGTATCTGGGAATTGTCCATCTTGAGCTCTATTTAAAACTACGTGGGCAACTGCCATTCTGCCTGCTTCTGGTTGATTAGCAGCTTCAAAATAAATGTTCTGTGCTAAACAATAGCGATCTCCATTTTCATCTGAAGCTTCTATCTCAATAGAAATAAGTAGAACAATTAAAAATGTTAATATCATTATACAAATATGGAATGGTATAAACCATTTAGATGCTGATGACCAAATTGGTGGTATCTTTTTCATTTTATATCCCTGTCGTGTTCGCTAAGAGCGATTAATGCATAGTGTAATACTTTCATAAGATCTTTTCTATGATCGATCCTATGGCCTTTACGACCGTATCTCTGTGCATATTTAAGTATGTTCCCAATAGCAAAACCTATACCATGACCGCAGTCAGAGATAAATTCTGTTGATTGAAATTTGTTTTTGGAATAATGTCCACCATAAGTGGAATCAATATAATCCTTGAGCTCTGCAATTAGAGCTCCTTCGTTAAACTTATAATCAGGTTGTTTAGTAGTCATAGTTTTCATCCTCACCAACCTCTTCTACTTCTGGTTGGTCATAATCTAGTTGAGCCCCTGAATCCACTTTGGTGTATAGATCCAAGAAAGCTATTTTTGTATCTTCGTCGAATCTAGAAATACAAAGATCGATTGATTTCATTTTGTCTTTAAAGATCGAGAATGTTTGGACAACGTGGCAAAGTCTTCTAGTAGAAATAACTTCGTCTACGCCATCATCGTAAAATGTTTTACGGATAATATCTGCCCAAGTAACAAGCTTGGTTACAAACTCTGAGTCTTGAACATCGAATTTATCCATATGTTTATTTAGAATTCTTTTTTCGATAGCCATTGAAGGGAATTGCATATCTACTGAGATAGTAAATCTTTCTAAGAAAGCATCGTCTAAGATACTAGCTGCTGTAAATCTGCCATCATCTGAACCTTTGCCTTTAGTATTAGCAGTAGCGAATACGTTGAAACCTTTTTTAGGTATAATTGTTTCGCCAGTCTTTTTAACTAGGACTGGTTTACCTTCTAAGATACCTTGAAGACACATGATCTTGTTAGTAGCTCTATCGATCTCGTCGAGTAAAAGAACCGCGCCGGATTCCATAGCTTTTAGAACTGGACCTTTAGCGAATACTGTTTCGCCATTGATCAATCTAAATCCACCAAGTAAATCATCTTCATCCGTTTCTGGATTGATTTGAACTCTAATAAATTCTTTACCGAGTTTAGCACATGCTTGCTCGATCATAAATGTTTTACCATTTCCAGATAAACCAGAAACGTAAGTAGGATAAAACATTTCAGATTTAATAATCTGGGTAACGTCTTTGAAAGAACCCCATGGAACGAATGTAGGATCTACTGAAGCGAAAGTTCTTTCATCGCTTGTAATAGATTGCATTTGAGCCGCAGTAGCTGGGACTTGATCTACAGGAGCTGCTTG